GGACTCCTGCCCGGCGGCTGCGGTGGCGGCGGCGGTCGTGGTCACTTTTTTCGTCTCCAGACGGCATGGGCGGGGACGACCTGGCGGCGACGCTGCCGGCAGGTCTGGCACTCGACGTAGCGGACCTGGCGGTCGCCGGCCCGCTTGCTCGACTCGACGCGGCAGCGACCGCCGCAGGTGGGGCAGGTGCTGGTCACGCCTTCACCCCGACGACGTAGATCTCGACGACCGCGACCCACTGGACCGTGAGCGAGACGGAGGCCCCGGTGGCGGTCGCCGGTGCCGAGAGCGTGATCGCCGTCCCGCTCGTGATGCTGGCGACCGTCGCGCCCGCGGGGATCCCGGTCCCGGAGACCGCCATCCCGACGACCATCGACGCGGTCGACGCGAGGCCGGTCACGGCGGTCGAGCCGTTCGTGGTCGCCCCGGTGGCCGAGATCGCCGTCGCGTTGTTCGTGAACTTCACGGTCCGCGAGGACGCCGTCACCGGGAGCCCGTCCACCGGCGCGTAGTGGATCGCCACGCCAGACTTGCCGACATTGTGGCCGGGGATCTGCGACCATCCGTTCGTCGCGCCAGGCTCGACCCGCACGGTCGCCCCCGGCGACGTGTTCCGGATCGTGAGGCTCTTGATCGACGCCGGCGACGCGTAGACCAGCGAGCCGAAGATCACGGACTCCAGGAGCGAAACGTCGAGCGTGGTCGACGCTGCGGCGTTCAGCGAGAGCGTCCCGGACCAGTAGAGGTTCGCCTGCCCGGTGCCGCTGCCGTCCGCGAGGTCGGTCTTCAGCGTCAGATCGCGGGCGATCTTCACCTCGCCGTCCGCGAGTAGCGTCCGGAACTGGACCGAGCCGGTGTGGGTGAGTGTCGAGGGCATATCGGCTCCCGGTCAGACGTGGGCCTTCATTCGGGCGACGGCGGCCGCGGCTGCGGCCCGGGCACCGGCCAGGGACGAGACCCGCAGGGCCCGGGTCGGCTTCGCGTCGGTGGCCGAGACGATGCCCTCGGGGTAGTCGTCGACCCACACGTCGACCGCCAGGCCGGCGGCGGCCGCGGCGTCCCGCTTCTGGGTGCCGGCCCCGCAGAGGATCAGGTCGGAGACCTCGAGGTCGGCGAACGCCAGCCGCAGCTCCTCGCGGTTCGCCTCGTCGTTCTCGCGCCGCGAGATGCAGACCACGCGGTTTCCGGCGGCCGTCGCCATCCCGACGAACGAACGCCAGAGGCCGGGGGCCGCGGTCCAGGTCCGATCGTAGTCGAGCGAGATCACGAGCCCGCGGCCCTCGCTCCTGTGCTGGACGAGCCCGCGGGCCGCTTTCCATGCCGACAGAGAGCGAAGGCCGACGGAGCTATTCGGATAGGCCGCGTGGGTCACCGGCGAAACGTCCCAGATCGCCGCCTCGGTGATCGTGCGCGTGACGTTCCCGGCGGGATCCTCGTCCCACGATTCGCCCCGCGCGTCCGTCAGCGAGAACGCGAACGAGGAGCCGAAGATGTAGCGGTCGCGGATCAGGGGCACGACCTCGGCCGTCGTCGGCGTGCCGACCGGCGGGGTGGCCCGGAAAACGAGCCCCTTCTCGGTCTCCTGGATGTCGAGCGTGCCGTTGGTGGTCCGGCCGAGGACGGCGGAGTCCTGGTGGTTGTACTTCGCGACCACGTCGGCCTTGCCTCGCGGGTCGTTCGGTGCCCGGTCGAGGTACTTCCGGAAGGCCCCCGGCATGAATCGTTCCTTGAACCCGCCGAGGTCCACGCTCCACTTGTTCCATGGGGGAGCCATACCGACGATCACGGGCCGGCCGTCGTCGCGGGTCTCCAGGCGGAGCTCGACATCGGGGTCCGCGGACTGCGACAGGTAGCGGGTCTCGATCTGATTCGACATGGTCACTCCCCTTCGGTCTCGATCGGCGTGGCCGACAGTTCCGATACCCGCTTCCCAACCGTGAACTCCGTCGGCTCGTCGTCGAAGTACACGCGGACGCTCGCGGCCGGCTCGGCCGCGGTGGCGGTGATCGCGTAGGGCGAGCCCTCGACGCCGAGGACGCCGTCGACCATCAGGTGTTCGATGACGCCTTCGCCGCCGGCCCAGTACACGCGCTGCCCGAGGCGGAAGCCGCCGGCCTCGGTCACGTCGTCGCCCGGGGAGTCGTCGGTCGTCTCGCCGGTGTCGCCGGCCTCGTCGTCCGGCGTGTCGCCGGCCGGCTCGGTGACGGCGGCGGGCGGCTCGCCTCCGGCCGCCCCGGCCTGGGCGGCCGCGGCGTCGAGCGTCGAGAACCCGAGCTGGACGAACGTCTGGTTCGCCGCCGGCGTGTCGAGGAGGTCGAAGTCCTCGCGGTCGCGGATCTCGTTGGGCGTTATCGCCCCCATGTTCCACAGCGACTGATACAGGGCCGCCCGGCCCGCGGTGTCGGCCCGCAGGATCCCGCGGGTGTCGAGCTTCGCGTAGACGTTCTCGCCGTAGACCGGCTGGAGCGCCATGTCGATCGGCGACTCCATGCGGCGGGCCCACGGGAGGAGGCACCAGACCTGGGCGGAGAGGTGCTCCTGCTCGACCGTCGAGTATTTGTTCATCTTCGCGTCACCCAGGAGCGTGGAGGGCACGCCCCAGTGACGGCATACGTCAGGGAGGATCGCGTCCCGCAGCTCCTGGAACTGCGACGCCTCCATGCTGTTCGACTCGATCGGCTTCAGCCTCGTTTTCTTCGGCAGGACCGCGGCCTTCCCGCGGTTCTCGGCCCCGCCGTAGGCCTGGTGCAGCATGTCCCGCAGGGCGTCGACCGCCGCATCGGGGACCTTCTCGTCCGTCTCGAGGACCATGTCGGGCCGGGCGGAGTTGCTCCAGAACGCGGTCGCCGCGGTGTCGAGCTGCCGCGCGAGGTTGATACTCGTCGCGTTCATCTCGGCGGGGGCGTGGCCGACGATGCCGTTGTCGGAGATCCATCGCCAATGGAGCACGGGCCCGGGGATCGGCTCCCACTGGCCTTTCTCGGTCCAGAACTTGTAGGTGAGCGAGTAGTCGACGGCCGACTGTTCGACCTTCACTCGGGACGGGTGGAGGGGGATCAGTTGGGTCATCCAGCCGCGATCGCCCGAGACCACGCGGGCGTAGCCGTTGCCGTGGAGGGCGGTCCAGTAGGCCTGCAAGACATAGAAGTCCCAGGCCGACTGCCAGTTGTTCGGCCGCTTCCGCAGCGTGTAGGCGCAGGGGAGGTCCGCCTTCTCGCGGCGGCCGTCGGGCCGCTCCTGCATAATCTGCATCGGGCAAATGCCGACGGCCTGGGCGATCCACCGCACGACCCCGAAGATCGCCGACACGCGGACCGCGGTCTCGGGGCCCACGACAGACGGCAGGATGTCGCCCCACGTCCCCGGCACCGGGAGCGTGGTCCGTCGGATCGAGATCACGCGCGGGGCCGCGGCGGCCTTCGCCGGGGTCCGGCGTCGGCTGCCACGGCCTTCGGGGGTGGCCGGGCGTTTCTTGGGGCTGGGCATGCCCGCCAGTTTCCCCCGGCGGCCCCCGGCAGAATCTCGGCTACAGGAGTCGGATCTTCCAGTCGTCGAGGTTCGCGGCCTCGCCGGTGTCCTCGTCGGTGGACGCGAGAGCGAGCGCGTTCACGAGCGCCGCGATGCCGTCGATCTTCTCGTTCGACTTCGCCTTGTCGGGTTTGATCATCCCCGTGGGATCCGTGTAGACGCAGACATGGTTCGCGTTCCACGTCGCGACCGGGTTCCCGCCCGTGCGAAGCCGGCCCTCGACGACCAGGGCCTCGAGGAGCTTGCATGACGAGTTGAGGTAGGCCGTCCGCTGCGGGATGTCCTTCGTGGTGATGCCCTCGCGCTGGAGGAGAGTCTCCAGGGCCCCGGCCTGCCACGGGTCGCATCCCACGGCCTTGATCTCGTGGGACTCGCCGAACGCGATGATGTCCCGAGCCACGGCCTCGTGATCGAGCCGGTGGCCGTCGGTCACGGTCACCCATCCGTCGCGGATCCACGCGTCATAGGGGATGCCTTCCCGGACGCGGTCGGCCACGGTCTCGCTCGGGACCCAGTACCGCCAGACGACGGAATAGGAGCCGTCCGATTCCTTGAACACGAACGCGGCCGCGGTCATGTCGAGATTGCTCGCCAGGTCGACGCCGACCCAGCAGGGCCGGCCTTCGAGCGGGGCGAGCGGGGCCGAGCCGCACCTTGCCCAGTCGTCGCCCTGGAAAAATCGGGCATCGGCGGCCTGCCAGACGTTCAAGGAATACCTGAGGAACTTCGACATCTTTCGCGGGTCGGTCTTCGCGTCCTGGTAGTCGGCCGCGAACTCGTCCTCGGGGAACGCGACCCCCATCGACGGGTTCGCCTTCCGCCAGACGGCCGGGTCGGCGTAGTCGTCGGTCTCGGCCGCGGCGTAGATCAGGCCATAGAACGTCGGGTTCACCTTCGGGTCCGCGATCACGAGCTCGCAGTCCTGCCACCATCGCCAGCCGATGCCGTTCCGATCGGAGCCCGCCGTCGAGATCGAGATCACGAGGCCGTTCGCCGTGCCGCGCGTGGCGTAGATCAACGCGTCGACCAGGTCCGGCGAGCGGAAGCTATGGATCTCGTCCAGGATCACGGAGCCGTTCAGGCCTTCGTTCCGCCACGAGTCGGACGACAGGCAGCGAATCTCCTTCCCGGTCTCCCGGTTCCGAATGATCGACCGCGAGTCGATCACCTCGAGGAGCTTCGACAGCGTGGGCGAGGCCTCGACCGATTGGCGGACCATTCGATACATGGTCCGGGCCTGGAGGCGATCGTTCGCCGCGAGGAACACGTCCTGGGCTGGGGCGTGGCAGGTCGCCATGTACTGGGCGAGCTGCGACATGAGCGAGCTCTTGCGGTTCTTCTTCGGGACGAAGATGCCGGCCCTTCTGAATCTCAATCGGCCGTCTGCACGCCGCCAGCCGAACAGGGGCCGGAGGACCCGCTCCTTCTGCCAGTCGATCAGCTCGATCCGCTGCGGGTCGCCGCCGCGTTCGTCGGGGTGACGGCACAGGGTCTCGATGAACTCGACCGGGGCCTCGGCGGCCTCGGCATCCCACTGGTAGCCGGCGACGTACTCGGGCCGCTTCTTCGGGTCAGCCGCGGACGCGGAGCTTCGCGAGGGTCGCGGCTTCGGGGTCTTCGACGGGCGCTTCGGCATGCGTGATGTCCTGGGGGATCCGGCCGGCGGCGGCCGCCGTCAGGCCGAACTCCCGGGCGAGCATGACGTAATCCCGCCGCGAGTCACGCAGGAGCCGGGCGACCGGCGAGGGGGCCTGGCCCTTGTCGGTCGCGGTGATCCAGCCCTCGGCGGCGACCTGCTCGGCGAGCTGCTCGGCGTCGGCGAACAGGTGAGCGAGGAGGCCGAACGTCTCGGCCCTGTCCGCGGTCAGGCGGCCGTCGGCCTCGAGGTCGGCCGCGTGGGCCTTCCAGAACCGGGCGGCCGCGGGCCTGGCCGTGACCGATGCAGGGGCCTTCACCGCGCGCGGTGCCGGGGCGGAGCCGGCGGCCGGGGGCGCGGAGCCGATCGCTCCGATCTGGGCCGCACGGGCGACCGCAGCTCGGCTGCGGGCGGAGTTGGGGTCGGGGTGGCGGCCGCGGCGGCCCATGGTAGTCGGCTCCGTTGCGAAAAAACCGTTCAGAAATACGCGCCGAGGGGGCAAGCGGTCATGGACAAAGTGGCAGGCCGGCGGCCGACCCCACCCCGTCCGCGAGCCGCTCTTCCAGCACGCGACGGAACCGCTCCGGTCGCTCGCGTGCGGCCCGATCGCGCAGCGTGCCCTGCTCCGCCTCGATCTCGTGCCATGTGGCCGACATGCGTCGATAGGTGACGTAGTCGCGTGCCTCGGGATACGCGTGGACGATCCACACGTCGAACGTCCCCGAGGAGTGAAGACGGACCGCGGCGTCGATCGCGTGCCACCGAGCGGCCCTGGCGATCTCGCCGACGTGGTCGGGGTAGTCGTGGTCCGCGATGTCGTCGGTCGTCATGGCATGGGCGATGAGGTCCATATCGATGACCACGTCCCCGCGTCTCGCGTGCCGTCGGACGAACGTCGTCTTCCCTGAGCAGATATGGCCGGTCACGATGTGAATCACAGTCGCCCCCGCCGCCGCTGCTCCTCGCGTGTCTTCCTGCCGTGGCACGCGTGGCACAGGACCTGGAGGTTCGCGTCGTCGTCGGTGCCGCCCTCCTCGAGCGGCGTGATGTGGTCGACGTGGGCGGCCTTCGCATAGGCCACGCGGGAGCAGGCCCGGCAGACGAACGCGTCGCGCGTCAGGATCCGCAGGCGGCGGGCCCGCCAGTCCGCGGTCCGGTAGTGGGCGGTCTCCTTCGTGATCGTGGTCCGCTTCATTCGCGGCGGCGACCATCGCTCGACGCGGGCAGGCATCAGAGGGTCGCCTCGGCCGCGGGCGGCAGCAGCGCCACAGCGTCCGCCCACGGGATCACGTCTACCGCCGACATGATCTCGGGCGTGACGTGGGCGAAGAGCCCCTCGAGGAGCCCGCCAGACCCGACCTCACTGAGGATGTCGCCGCATAGGCAATAGCGGCCGTCGGTGAGCTGGACGCCGTGGTGAACGTGCCGCGGGTCGCCGTGTTCCGTTTGCAGTTGATACAGAGCGAGCGCTATCTCGTACGGGTAGACCAGCGCGAGGGTCCGCGAGTCTTCGTAAGCGAGCGGGAGCGGAAGCTGGTCCAGCGTCACGACGTTCGCCCCATAGAGGTGTTGAACGCGAGCATAGCGGAATAAAACGCGGCGACCTGCGCGGCAGTCATCGCGAGACCGATCGAGTACTGCCGAAGCGTACGACTGGGCCCAGGGTCGCCCGTCCTAACCCCCGAGCTATTCATTGCGAACACATACATGGACAAAGCGTTGCCGGCGATTCCTGTGGTTGCCGCCGTGCTTGTGTTTTCGAGAACTCCATTTCTGTAGAGCTCTTGCGAAACGGTCGAGGTTCGCTGGTTCAGAAGAAACGTCGCCGGCCTGGCTCCCTGTATGCCTGGCGTACCAAGGACGGTATTCGCTTTCCCCGCTCGTCCTGTGTCGATCCCCGGAACGGTAGTCCTCAGGGATATCTGTATCCCAAACCTGTCCGTCGTGGCGTTGAAAGAGCCAAGCAGAAACGGATCTAAGTTGGTTGCCGCTATTGGCCCATGCCACGCAGAAAAATGCATCGTTTCAAACTGCGCGGCAGTTATGAGCGAAGGCGAGAACCCGGTGTCCAGGTGCTTCGTCGCGGCGTTCTCGGCAGTCAGACCAACGGACTCGACATAGTCCCCCGACACGAACGCACTCGCGCCGCCCGCGTTGTTATCCACAGTCCCGCCGAACTGCGGACCCGTCAGGCTTCGCCCGCGGAACAGCGGAGTAATCGCGGCGTTTAGTCCCGTTCCGCTGAAAACATTCAGGCGCAGGAACCGATCGCGAATCCCCGCGGCGTCGATCGCGTAGCACAGACGGCTCACGTTCGCGAGCGTAGTGGTCGACACGCTCGCGCCCTGGGCCGCGACGCGAGTCGACCAGTCGGCCGCCTCCGGGTGAATCGGCGCGAGCCGAAGCGTCGAGACGCGGCGGATGGTTGCGGCGTTGGAGACGGTCACGTTAGTTCCGACCCGAACAGCGAGAAGGACAGCGAAGCAGACGACGCCTGTACGGTCACGACATCGGTCGCCGAAAGCGTGACCCCGAGCGTGAGGAACGCGGAGTCGTTCGCGGTCAGAGTCGAGTCGAAGACCAGGTAGTGAACTGCCGCAAGCGTGGCCCCGGCCGGCCGCACGGCGACGCGGAACGTGGCGGATGAAGAGCCCTGATTGCACACGGACAGCGTCGAGACGATCGCGGACGTAGCGGACGGGACCGTGTAGAGCGTGGCAGCAGTTGCGGCGGACGGGCTCGACTGCCCGAGGACTTTGTAGGCGGCTGGCATTTCACACCCCGGCGAGTAGGAACGGGTGGATGATCACAAGGTTCGGGAGGCGGGCCTCGGCGAGCGTTCCGCTGGTGATGTCGGCTGCGGCGTGGGTGTGGGCGGTCGGCGTCCGCGCGTCGGAGAGCCGCGCGTCGTTGCCCGCCGCCACCGTGCCGGCCGCGGTGCCGACGTTCAGCGTCGCCGCGCCGCCGAGCTGAAGCAGCGTCCGCGCCGTCGACGCGCTGGACGTGGTGAGCGTACCGCCGTCGTCGGTGGTGACGAATCTCCCGGAGTTCGTGTTATCGCCGATCAGGCCGTCGTTCGTGATGTTGCCGTGGGCGTGGTCCCCGAGCTGGACGAAGAGGTAGTCGATGTCGTCGCCAAGGTGGTTGCCGCCGAGAGTCGAAACGATCTGGGTCTGGGCAACCCCGGACAGGGCGTCCGCTCCGCCGCTTTGGTGAGAGGTTGCGTGGGCCGAGGGCGCGAACGTCGCGGGCTTGTTCGTGATGCCGGACCAGGTCGTCGTGCCTGCCGGCCCGGTAGGTCCCTGCGGCCCGGTCGCCCCGGCTGGCCCCTGCGGGCCTGCCGCACCGGTCGGGCCTGCCGCACCGGTCGGGCCTGCCGGCCCGGTCGCCCCTGCGGGGCCCGTCGCCCCGGCTGGGCCTGTCGGCCCCTGCGGCCCGGTCGCCCCGGTGGGGCCCGCGGGCCCGACGCCGCCCGAGACGCTCGCGTTCACGGTCTGGCCGCTCGTCGAGACCTGGACGTTCTGGTCGGTCACGGTAACGTCGATGCCCATCAGCGACTCACCTCCCAGATCCCCTCGAGGGCGGTCCGGGCGTCACCGGCCGGCGGCGTCCAGACGAGCCGCCAGAGGTACGTTCCGGCCGGCACGTTCGCCGCGTTCGCGGCCGAGATCCCGACGTTCACCTGCCCGGTCGCCAGGTTCACCGCCGTCACGGCCAGGGCGGATACCTGGGCGTAGGTCACCGCCGACACGATCTCGGCCGAGAACGTGTAGCCGGTCAGGGCGATCGAGAAGTCCAGGAGCTGCGACACGGCCTCGCCGCGTTTGACGACGACGTTCAGCGTGCCGGGCGTGGCGGATACGGTAGCCATGGCAC